CTTTGACAACTTCATGATTCAATGCTGCCAATACTACCTGAAGAATGGATTGGTATCTCATGAATTCACCAACCTCGATGTGCGTAAATTTATCAAGGAAACGTGTTTTGAGTTTTACGATTGGTCGGGTGATGGAAACCTTCCTCTCAATACAAGGTTGTACAAAGACGAGCTTCATGAGGCATTCACTAATGAATACACCGATTATGCCAAACTGAGCAAAAAGAAATTCTCTCAATGGTTGAGTATCTTTGGTCATTATCATGGATATAAGATTGATGAGAATAAAACAAACAACCGGAGATGGATTGAATACGGAAGGACCGATAAAACACCAAGTGATCCGGATGACATTTGGGATGAGTTAAACGATAAAGCAAAGGAGATATGAGTGATGTCAAACACCAATGGGGATATGATGACACAAATAAATTGACTCATGTTAACGATACATTGAATTCAAAATATTATTTATATCCAAACAAAACAATACAAATAATACCTAAAAAGGGTGATATTAATAAATGGCATTTCGCATTACATCCAGGTGATATTGATTATATCAATGAAAGTCCTGAACATTACAATGCAAAGCATCAGATAATTAACGATGGATTTTTTAATTATAAGGATTATAAGATTTATATTGAGAATGCAAGAGCTGAAATAACTTTGTTAGGAAGCAGATATAGAGCTGATTTATATGGTAACCTTCCATGTGGCACCTCATGCATTATTGAGGTTGTAAAAACGAGCATGACAAGTGAATCAAAAATTGAATTTATAGAAGAAAATCAAATATTAACTTTTGAAATATACATAGATGACAAAGGAAATCAAATCACTCACCAATTTAATTGCATCGGAAACTCAGAGATGTATGGATTGGAAAGAGAAATATCAAAATTTAGAGAAGGACATTTTAAATTACAAAATCAACTCAGACAAATACAAAACAATTCGGAGTCAAATTTTGCAAGAGTCACTCCAAAAAACAACTATTGATTCAGCGATCACATTCGCGTATCGCACATTGAATCTAAATGGAATTGATTATACCAATATTGAAAACAACTATATTCTAAACAACTACAAATGACCAAACAAAACAAAGAACGAATCAAGGACCTCGAACGAGCTCTCACACGAGCAAAGTATCCGAAGATGCCATATGTGGATTCATTCCTCACCAATTGGCAGGATAACTCAGCGAATGCACTCACCAAATCCATATGTGGATTCCTTCAGATGAGTGGATGCCAAGCTGAGCGAATCAATACAATGGGAGTGTATCGCAAAAAATACCGTACCGATGGAGTAGCAATGGGAGGACAATGGACCAAAGGCACCGGAACACCAGGCTCCGCAGATATCTCGGCAACCATTCGAGGAAGGTCAGTCAAGATTGAAGTGAAGTATGGGAAGGATAGGCAATCGGAAGCACAAAAAGTATATCAAAAAATGATTGAAGATGCCGGAGGAGTGTACTATATCTCAAGGACATTTGATGATTTCATCGAATTTTATGATAACTTTATTGCCGAATTAAAATAAATAACTATCTTTATTGAAAATTAACACGCTAACAAATGGAAAAGAACACAAAAACAGTCGCAACACTGTACCAAAAGTTGCACACTGCTAAGCAGCAGATTGGAAAGGTAGCAAAGAATGCTACGAATCCACATTTCAAAAAGTCATATGCCGACATCAATGCACTGCTCACCGCAGTCGAGCCAATTCTATTGGAGAATGGATTGATTCTACTTCAGCCAATTGTTGGAAATGATGTGGTGACTCGAATCATTGACATCGATTCGGGTGAGATGGTGGAATCATTCATGACCTTACCGATTATTACTGATCCACAAAAGGTACTGAGTGCGGTTACTTACTTCCGAAGAGGCACATTGCAATCACTTCTCTCACTTCAGGCAGTGGATGATGATGGAAAGGCAGCATCAATTGCAGTGGCTCCCGTGAAACCTGCGTTAGACAATGCGAGATTCGAATCCGCAGTGGCATCCATTAGTGCAGGAAAGTACACCAAGGAACAATTGATTGAGAAATGGACATTGAGTGAAGTACAACTTAAAGCATTGGAATTATGAAATGGCATCCATCCTCCATCGGCAAGTTGATGACCAACGGTCGTGGAAAAAACGAAGTAGGTGCAACCGCAAAGAGTTACATCAAGCAAGTTGCTAAGGAAAACTTCTACGGTTATCGTAGTGAGATAAACAACAAGTACATCCAAAAAGGATTAATGCAAGAGCAGGACTCAATTGACCTGCTCAACACCGTGCGATTCGAGGGATACATCAAGAATGATGTGCGAATGGTGAACGAGTACATGACCGGAGAGTGCGACATCATTACCAATGATTCAATCATCGATATCAAAACATCATGGTCATTGGATACCTTTCCAGTGATGTCAGAGGATGGATATGATACATTGTATGAGTGGCAATTGAGAGCTTACATGATGTTGTATGACCGACCTAAGGCAGAATTAATCTATTGCATGGTGACAACATCCAACGAGCTCTTGAATGAGTGGGAGAACTTGGACATCCATCGTGTTGATCACATAGCACCTGAGAAGAGAATCACCGTGCTTTCGTTTGAAAGAAACGAGGATAAAGAGATTGAGATGCTTGACCGATTGAAATGGGCATCTGAGTATTATGATGAGTATTATTCATTGCTTGAGGCTAAGTAACAAATCAATAAACCAAATGGGGTAAAAGCTACCCCTTATCTTAAATAGAAATGATAAATCAGAATAAGATGAAAACACAAAGCGAATTTTATAGCTTAGAAAATGGAGTTATACATTACGAGCAATACTTCACTAGCCAAACAAAAGACAAATTGGAAGTTGAAGATTGGCAAAGAATGAGCGAATTTATTCAAGACGTAACAGAACTAATGAGTAAAGGTGAACATATAGAAATGAGATTTAAAATATTAGGACAATGAAAATAACAATAGAACAATACGACCACAAAATAACCTACGAAGTACCTCATAACGATGTAACTCTAGATGAAGCTTTACAAATGATTGAAGGACTTTTAAAAGCTACTGGATATTCTTTTAGTGGAAATCTTGAAATAGTGGATGAGTGGGTAGATAATGATGAAACCTTTAAAGGATAAGTGGCAATTTTTACCACATATATTAAATAGAAATGATAACTAAACAACAAGAACAATGAAAACAGCAGTAGAATGGTTGGTAGATGAACACTTTGGGGGAATAGAAAATTGTACTCCCGATTTTAGATTTCATATACAACAAGCCAAAGAAATGGAAAAGGAACGGGAAAAATCTATATTTTCAATAGCATATAGAATGACTCCTATTGAATTTGGGAAAGAATATTGTGACGCAGAATTTGAAAAATTTAACAAAACCTTTAAACAAAAATAAAAATGAGAAGAATAACAAAATCAGTAATTAAGTTGTCGGATATTCCACAGCATTTACAACAAGATGAAATCCTACAAGGACACAAGGTGCATACCTATGCAGAGTTCCACATTGATGACTCAGAAAAAGACGAGTTGACTTTGTGGCTATTGAATCAGTTTCCTACAATAAAACGGAAGACAAGTTTTTTAATTCACATTGATTAACAACAAGAACAATGAAGATAGACGTTGATGAGTTCAACCGAAAAGCAGAATACATCATTGAAACAGTAGTCAAACCACAGGTGAAAAGATACGAGAAGAAAATGCTAAAAGAGAAAACAATCGCAATCATCGGATTCTTATCCGCAGTCGCATTACTGATGACCATCGGAACGTTGTTCGCAGCGTGGGTGTTCAGAGGTGCATTTTAAGTAACTTACCAAATAGTAACATAACAAATCAAATATGGAATTAACAGTAACCGGCACAATCAAAGTAATTGAGCCAATCAAACAAATCAGCGACAAGTTCTCAGTGAGAATGTTCGTATTAACAGTTCCCAATGGGGAGTATCCTCAGGATGTAATCTTCCAATTGGCTCAAGATAAGTGTAAACTAATCGAGAACTATTCACCTGGTATCGATATCACCGTGAAATTCAATCTGAGAGGTCGTGAGTACAATGGGAAGTATTATAATACTTTGGATGTATGGAATGTTCAATCAACACCGATGGTAAGTGAGAGCTTTGACGATTCACCTTTCTGATGGGGAAACCATTCGTGACTTCATCGATAGAGAGGTGAGGTCACGGGTATCGAAAAGGTACAAATTAGCACATATCGCTGAGGATATGGGAATCACTTACCTTCAATTGTGGAGATTCTTGAAAGGTCATCCAGTGAATGAGGAGTTCTATATCAAATTTTTCAAGTATTATGAGAGATAGGTACTTCATTGCCTATGTTGGCACCAAGAATGAGAATCCCCACATGATCATCAACCGATTTCAAGATGTGTTCAGTGGGATGAACGTCAACTATTGCATTGTGTTAACGATGGAAGATGATGAGGTATATATCGAGGAAGTTGATGCAGCTGCATTCGAGGAAGTTAAATTTAAAATGAATTGAGATGAAAAAAACAAACCAAGAGCTCCAGGACTTATACGATTTAATGGAGCTAATCATGCACGAAATTAAACCAAACACACGGAGCATATATCGGCAAGAGCTGAGTGCATTAAGTGAAATGCTTGAGGAAGTGGAAATCATCCCCGAAGAGAAACCAATTCACGTTGATCCAATTCTAATCAAGGTATATAGCAAGTATCAGGAGCGGTCAAATGAGGGAATCAAGAAATATGGTACAACATTGGAAAATAATTCGTTACCTTTGATGGATTGGTTGAATCATCTGCAAGAGGAATTGATGGATGCAACCTTGTATATTGAAAAATTAAAGCAAGAGATATGACTTACTTAGCTTCACTCGCACTCAGTTGGTTCCTGGTATCATTCGAGCCATTGCAGTTGTTATGGGATAACATCGCAGTGCGAATCCGACCGAATCACCTGGTCAACTACATTCATGCCGGACTTGGTTGTTGGAAGTGCATGAGCTTGTGGTCCACATGGATCATCACTGGTGACTTTATCCAAGCAACCATCGTTTCGTTTATTGCGTTTATCATTGAGGAATGTTTAGCGAAGCTCAAGTAAAATATATCAATGAGATTGTCAGGTCAACTGATGCATCTAAGTACGCCAAGATTACGCTTAAAGCACTGTACCGAATATATGATGAGCACACCGGAGAAATTACAACCGATTGCTTTTGTGCCAGGACAGTGAGGAAGATATACTATAAGCAATTCATGGAATGGTATGAAGCGAACACTTGACCGATATATCTCAAGGCACTATGATGAGGTGAGGACGTATACTGAGTATTTCCTCGCTAAATTCAAGGCCAACATGATTGCCGATGTGGTCATCAACAACAGTTATCTTTATGTGGCTGAGATTAGTGATGATACAAAGGATGAGAATAAGGTCAAGAGCTACTTATTGAACACGATCAAGAAACAAATCATTTGGTCAACTTCAATCAGTCAACTTGAGGAGAGAGTGGGTGCCAATGAGCTCGACATTCCGAATGATTGCGATGATGAGGAAGATTTGGAACACAAGATTCGAGAGGAAAAGAAATACCATGACCACAAGTCATGCATTGAGATATATAAGAGAGAGGTCAAGGATAGGATTAAGTTGATAATCTTTGAGGCATATTATGAGAAGGGATATACAACCGCCAGGTCAATGGCTAAATACTTTGACATTCCGGTCACCTCAGCTCATTACTACATTAGGGACATTAAACACGATCTAAATAAGATAAAAGATGAGAATAAAAGCAGAATACAAGGGTAAAACTATTGTCAAGCATACAACGGTTAGAAACATAATCGTAGTTGTTGATAATATAGATGTATCAAAGTATAAATATTATGTGTCAAT